GGCAATTGGCACCAGTATGGTCACACCTGATCGATTTGTATCAAATACGTAGTCTACACCTTTGACCAACTGTTGATTATTCAAGTATACCAACACAGCAAGATTGTTCAATGTGGTATCACTGAACACATTTGTTATCTCGTAATCTACAATTTCAGTGTTCAGTACAGTATATGTGATAACATTTTTAGTATCGCCATATGGCACCATGTCGCTGTAGTACCAGGCAAATGTTTTATTCTTAACGCTGTTGATTGTTTTTAACAGCGTGTCTAGTAGCACAGGAATATTAGTAAAATCTAAATTGCCAGATCTAGTGCTTAACTCTATAATTTTATTTTTAATTTTACTGTATTCGTGACGTGCTAAATCTAAAGACTTAATAAAATTAGTGTCTTGATCAACTAAAAATAGTTCACTGTACAACACTGGAGAACTATGTTGTAATATGCTTCCGCCCTGTGCCTTGATCGATACATCACGGAGGTTACTGTCCCCGGGTACGATACCTGTTATTTGGTTGCTGTTGCCCACCATTGTGGTCAAATGGTTACGCAATTGGCCTAGAGTCAACGTAGAAAAATTAGCGTTCTCGCTATTGAAATCTAAATTCTTAGGTACTTCGTAATAGTTTGACTCACTGATTTGATCGCTGTAGATCAATACATCAATTTGATCGCCTGTAGTCAAGGCCGTGTCAGTGACATGAACATACTGCACTACCCCAATGGTCATCAATTCGTATGCCGTAATGGGTTGGCTATTTCGGTACACACGGAAGTAGGGAACTGTTGCTTCGGTATTGTGTGTGATATCAACTTTGAAGTAACTGTTAACGCCATCGTATATTCCCGAAATAACTTGGAACTGCTTGCTCTTTTCGGTGTTAGTGGTCCATGTATTTCTTAGGATGTAACTATCTACTCCAGTATTCTGTTGTAGTGTTCCTAAAACATTGATGCTTGCTGTTTGTGCGTCGCCGTTGCCGTCGGTGTAGGTAATCGAGTCAGAATCAAAATTGTTGTCAAATTGAATATCGCCAATTTGATTAAAGTTTCTATAACTTAACGGAAAACCTAGAACAGTATCGTTGCTGCCAGTACCTTGTTGATATGAGAATATTTTTGTACCAACAAATGTGCTGTCGGTGTAATCTGAAATTCTAGTGCCGTTGGTGTCAATGATATCAAATAGTGGTGCTTGGTTTACTTTGGTCTTTTGTTGCCCCGAGATCCAATCTGTTCCGTTATAATAGTATTCAAGTCCTTGATTCGGGCCAGACAATACCACCAGGTTATTGTTGACCAATACATCAGAATCATCAGCAAGTTCCAAGTTAATAATATTACTGCCAAGACTTGGTATGTATAACATCTTGACTACATAAATTTTATTTTTTACAGTAGGGTCATAGTCATTGGCAAAAACAATACGTGTGCCTTGTGTCAATGTCACACCATTGATGGCATAGCCTTCTGGTTGTAGTTCAACAACATTACGTGCATCGTCGATGGTAAAATCCAACAAATCTACAGGAGTTTTGGCCACACGACCAAAGTTGTAAAGTTGTATATCGGGCTCAAATTCAATGATGGGTCTGTTGGCACGTAAATTTTGATCTAAGACCACTGTGGTGTTGTTATAGCCAGCAGTGGCATTGATAATATCAATGTGGAACCATCTATTGCTGCGAGTCCAAGGGTTTAAATCTAAACTGCCGCGATTAATTGTAATGTAGTCAGGAGTGTCAATGCCAGATGCTGCATACGATTCAGGGGTTACAAAGTCTGTAACCGGCAATAATCTAATGGCTGTACCTACGCCATCTACATAGTAAGAGTTGTTTACATACTTGGCGGGTGTCACGCTGGCATCAAAAGTTATTTTTAGACCGTTAGTAAACACCACTCCATTGGGACTCTTGTAGGTTTTCTTACCAATTATGTCAGCTTCTATATCAAACGTGGCGTTGTCGATTGCTACCAAGTTGATTTGTCCCACGTACCTTGATTCAATACCGTCTTGATAAAATAGTGTAGACAATGGCGCAGTAATCGCTGGCATTAGATTGTAAACGTTTAATCGTAAATAGTCGGGATTTAGGTAGTAGATGTATTCGGCTCTAGTTAATCCGCTTTTAACAAAAACTTTTTGTAATGCACCCACAGTAAACGATTGGTTCAACGGATCCAAAGTAACAACGGGGTCAGCATCGTCGCTTAGATTAATTTTCCAAGCGTTCAATCTGTTGGCAATTGGCACTGTCACGTTATCGGTAGTCCAATAACTGCTGTCAAGATCAGTGCCTACAAATATCAATGATTTAAGATTAATTTGATTAGGTGCGTATATACCGTCAAATCCGTTTTCGCCGGCAGCAACAATGCTACTGAGAGTTTTGCCTTGAACTTGATTATAGCGAAGTGTTGTGCTTAAATCTGCACTACCGGCCAAGGGCATACGCACATAGAAGTCTTGTGACGATGCTTGTGGCACTGATAATGTTATTGTGCCAACATCAATTCCGTTGTTGGTAACACCCAATACTGCTCTACTAGAAATATTAGTTTGATTGGGCTTTGTTCCGCTGGTGCCTGCGTCTGTTTGTATCCAGAATGGATATCCCGGTTGGTTGACTATGAATTTGTAAACACCGCCTCGAGCCAATCTCACAGTGGGGTTTTCTACAGAACCACTAGTAGAAAACATGTATGTTCCTGTGGCAGGATTACGTGTCACTGTGAATGTTTCTGTTGTGGGCACACTAGACCCATATACTGATACAGCATCCGGGCCATCAACTAACCAATAGTATTGATTAAAATTAACAAACTTGTCAAAGTCAAATAAGCCGTTAAAACTATAACTCTCGTTGGCAAACAAACGGCTTTGGTTATCAATCAATCCGCCGTTATGGCCAATTTCTTGTAACAGATCAATATAACTGCTAAAGAACTCGGTCTCGCCAGTTTTCTTATTTTTAACTACGACACTGGGCTCAAGTTGATAGTTTTGACGTAGAGCTGTGGGTTCGGGCTGATAGTTGTCTGTGCTCTTGAATGTAGGCGCAAATTTTCGTCCAACGTAGCCGTTGACATTGCGTAGGTCAGGCTGTGTAACTAATTGATCTAGTGTAGCATTTAAAAACTTTTTATTTGCGTCGGTTCTAAATACTTCAGGTAAAAAATTACTGGTCTTTATTTGTGCCATATTAAATTACAATTCCTAATCCTGCAAGAGTTTGATTAATTTGTGCGGCTGTGATTGCGCTAATGATTTGAATATTATTTGCTGTTGCAGCACTGACCATGATCTCGTCTGGCCCGGCATTGATCTGCATTAGCCCGCCGAAGGCAATGTCGGTGTTGCTGGGCACAATGATAATACTGGCCACGTTGGGTGCCAATATGTTGTGCAGATATGTGCTGAGTTCGCTAAAATAGAATGTATCGCCAAAATCCCAATTGGCTGTATCAAAATACTTGTTGATTGCTGCCACTGTGTTGCTGATAACATCGTTGTCGCTGATGTTTGCATTGGGATTTTTAACAATTTTAAATGTTGCTTGCAGGTTAGCAGGAGCTTTTGCACCAAACAAGGGCTTGTACTTACCGGGATTATATACGATAGTATCGCTCAATGATTTGTAATTTTCCAAACTGGTGCTGCCTGTACCGTATTCTATTTTTAACTCGTCGTTTGTGGGCAAACTAGGAGCCTTTACTGTGCCAGTGGTGTCCTGTATCCAGGCCAAGTAGTCGGTGCTGTACTGTGTTGTTAGTATGTACAAGTCCATGATGTTGTTGGGACTTGGATCAATGCGGCGATTGTTGGGGCTGTTGTGACGATACTGGAACTGTAGTCCTTGACGACCAACTTGAGCTACGTAATTGGTCAAAGTGGTCAACGATCTTGTGTTTGTAGCACTAATAGACAATTGATAAAACTTGTTGTCGGTGTATGCAAAAAATATTTGTCCGTTTAAGTAAAGTGTCCAGTTAGCAGTTACAGCACTTCGTGTTGCATATTTTGTAACAATAGTAGTGTTGTCTACCGGCACCGTTGACATGAAGTTGTCTGTGCTGGTAACTTGTTTAAAAAACACATATTTTTTTGTAGAATTTATCAGTGGTGCTACTGCATTCGCAAATAGGTCAGGGTCATTGGGTACACCGTCGTTGTTGTCGTCAGGGAATGTGACCAGTATCTGTGTGTTGTCCACATAGCCGTCGGGCTGTACCACATTGTCGTAAATGTACCAAGTTTGATCTTGACCAATAGGAACAGCACTGTCGGGTTGCGAATTAGTCTTTAAGACTGTGACTTGATCTTTTAGAGTTAGTCCAGTTTTACTGTCAAATGTTCTTACTACTGGCTCGAAGTAGAAACGTGTTTGGCTTGCACTCTGAAATACATATTGTAGACCACGATGTGCAATGTTGTAGCTGATACCGTTGTAGGTAAATGCCAATAGCCAAGAACTGTCTAGTCCAGCACCAGTGACATTGCCTTGATTTGTTAAACTAAATGGTGAAGTTAAATTCAAGTCTTGTGGCAAAATAATTTGCCAAGATTGTGTGACTGGATTGTACGCTAATCCAATATTTTGGTAACTTTGTAATTGTCGTACCAGCTGTGCCACAAATGCCGCTCCAGGAAGTGCAGTTTTGAACACAGGAATAATTGTGTCTAGCACAGCGTCGGTGGGCAAATTTTGGCTCAACTGAATTGGTGATCCCACGTTGGCACTTACAACCGCGGCCCAAATGTATGTTTTTTCGTTTGCATACACTGGGGTACCTGTTTGTATTTGATTCTGTGCGTCAAAATATTTTCCCGAGCCGGCTGTAAATTTCAATAGTGAGCCAGTTGTGATATATTTTAAATTGTTGCTTACACCAAGACCAATTTGTTGTACAGTACTGCCATTGGTAAAATAACCTGTGCTGCTGTTGCTAGATGCAGTGCTCAATAACCACTTGGTTGGATTTGGCGGAGTGTAACGCGGGAAGTTAGCATAGTAATAGTGCAACATGTCGTTGCCTGTTAGTAACACTGCCACTGTGTTGTAAATTACTTCGTATAAATCATTGGTGGTAGTGAAACTAAAATTCACACTTGATGTGGGACTTTGTTGGTACAGTATACCGTCATCGCAGAATATATTGGTACTGCTATACTTGCCGGTTACATCAAGCACATCCAAGTAACGGCTAATGCCACTGCTGGTACGGTTTACGGCTTTGACTTTTAGTATGCTACTAAAATTAGTATAAGGGAAAATATTATAATCTTCCCCGGTGATCATACGGTTCTGTGTGTAGTATTGTGCTGGTGCTTTTGCGCGAATATGATCAATTAGTTCACGTGTTTGACTGTTTGATACTGTGTAGTGCAGACTGGCAGTGATATTCAAAGTTTCAACGGTGTTGTTACGACTCACATAGGTAATGGGAATTACTACACCTTGTATTTCGTCGGGTGTAATTTTGTATTGTAATCCATTGCTGGTTCTATAATATAGTCTATAAACACCCTGTGGAATATTGGCAAAACTACCGTCACCAAATACTAGATCAATTTGATCGTTGTTACGACTGTTGATTTGAAACAAGTTTCGTTTGGTACTCTGATTGTAAATCACGTTGATACCAGCAACCGCAGGCACTGTGCTCCAGGCAGTAGTGGGGTTTCCGTTGGCATCCAATTGATACAACCAAACATCGTCGTTGTTGATGTTATTGAAGTTGACATTGACCACACGGTTGGGAAGACTTTGGTTCAAGTTGAAATCTTGTGTAGACAGTGCGCCCTGTTTAAAATACACAAAGAATCCGGTATTGATGCTGCCATTACCCAAGTTGTCGTTACGATACAACAAATTGAATTTGCCAGATGGAATCGGTGCCGGTTCGTATACATAACTTTCGCCCGAGCTCGAAGCACTCACTGCTTCAAACCCCATGCTGTTATTTTCTACAATGGCATTAAATCCGTAGCGAGGAATCACTCCAGGCACCAGGTTGATGCTGTATTCGTCGGTTTGTATACTGTTGATGCTTTGACTATTTCCAGGCTTGCCAACTGCTTGATTGTTGACCAATGTTGCATTTAGAATAGTTGTAAACTGTTCTTGCCAATCCGGGTTTGCGTTGTCGTTCCAAGAAATCAATAAATTACTTAGATTTAATCCGTTCGAGTCAAATAGATTTTCTGTGGTACTTACACTGTCAATTTTTAAATAACCACTGGCACCGATGTTGCGCTTGGGGTTATAACTAATCAGGCGTGCCAATTTAAGAATACTGTCACGACGCTCGGCAGTGTCAAAAAAGTTTTCACGAGCATTTAAGTCTGCACGGAAACTTAAACTTTGTCCCAGGAATGCAATAAGATCGATTAAGGCAATGTATTCACTAGACTCAGTGAAGTCATTGAAGTCTTCGGGGTAATAGGTACGCAAGTAGTCTATCATGGTCTTGCGCAATGTCTCAAAGTCGTAACTTTGGAAGTCGGCTTGTTTAAAGGTCTGATAGACCTTGGTCCAGTCCTGGTTTACTAGTAAATTAGTCTGACGTGTGGTTATTGACATCTAAATATATCCGTTATTATATATTTATTGCAATTTTAAACTACGTAGTTTATTAGTAAGGGCCGCCGGCTGTCAGTTTACTGCTGTTTGCATCGAATTGTAGACTTAATGCAGTAGCTTGGTTTGTGGGGATAAACAGTAGGTCAAGTTCAATTTGAATACCGTAATCTTGTGCAGTAATCACAATATTTTGCAATCCAATCCTAGGATCGTAGCCACAGATGTTGGTAACATCATCGACAATGACTTGTTGCAAATTATCTGTCATGGGCTCAAACAACACCGACCAAATGATGCTGCCAAACTCGGGTTGCATGACTTTTTCGCCTTTTCTCACACTGAAGTGATTGATCAAATCTTGCTTGACCAGCTCAACATCAGTGGTTCGAAACTTTTTATTGCGATTTACGGTACTGAAACCTTTGTATAGTATTGCCATAGTCTAGTATTTATTGCAAGGTAGCACTCATTAACTGTATGTGTACTGCGTCAGGTTTGGTAAATGTGCCGCCCCAACGTAGCCCGTACTGTGCTAGATCCACTGTGCGTGCCACTAGCGACATCTGTCCACTGTCAATGGCCATGCCGTCGTTGTGTGCGCTGTGCTTCAATGACGGTGTTGTAATACCACCGGCTGTGGGGTTATTAGGGCCGCCACCGGCTGCATGCCAACGATCTATCAGTGCCTGTTGATCGGCTGTGCTACGATATGCACTGCTGATTGTGATTTTACTGCCGGTCTTGGTCTTGAACTCTTGAGCCATTTTCAATACTGCCGACTTGAATGTAGTGCCTAGAGCGTCAAAGTTGCTTCTAGTGCCAGTTCCCGATCCTGAGAACGAAAACACATCATCGGGGTTGATACCTGACGTATTTTCTGTAGCGGCTCCAGTTGCACTGACTCCGGCAGCCTGCGCTGTTGTTTGTGCGGCGCCGCCTGCGGCCAATATGTCAATTGCATAGCGTCCTTGATTGTAGTAGATCTCTCCGGGTTGGTTCAATGCATCTACCAAAGCTCCTTTGTCGCGCCATTCTTTTGCTTTGTTTGCGCTACGGAATTGATGTGCCACAAACAACATACCGGCTGCTGTACAAATATCGTCGGTGTCTACAATTCCTTTATTGGCAAACAGGGCAGTATAGTTTGTGGTAAATTCGTTAAACTGTATTGTGTCTTGTATAACTTGATTTGTAAAGAAATCGTCTTGGCTTTGTATACTGTCTCGTCCAGTCCAACTGTTCTTATTGGCCAGTGTACCTGCGCCATACTGTTTAACAGCATCGGGTTTGATGTAGCCGGCATCGGCTAGATATGCTGCATCTACTTGATATTTGCCTATACGTGTACCATCACTGCTGACTTTACTGTAATCAAATTTGCTTTCAAAATAGCCCAACTCGGCCATCATGGCCTTGGTCTGCTTCTGGTCAAATTTGGGAGTGTTGTCCCCAATTCCTTTGCTGGGGTTATAAGTAGTGGTCTTGACCAAATACTCTGCAGGACAAGTATCTCCGCTGACTGCTTTGCCTGCGGCATTGGTTATGCCCACATCGGTAGTGTTTGCGGCACTGGCACTGGTTGTACCACTGCGTACAGGATTTCCACTACCGTCGGTTATTACTGTGCCACTACCGCTGGTCACAACCCCTGCTGGTTGTGTGCCTGTGCCGGCATTGGCTAGGGCCTGCTTAACTTCAGCTTGATGTATGGCTATTTGATCAGCGATCATGCCCACAGTGATATAACCCACTTTCTTTCCGGGATCAAATCCCGGATTGGCATTATACTCTCTACTGCCTGCAGGGAATACAACATAGTCGTCGGGTCTGCCCACGGCCGCTGGCCATAGTATGGTCAAATATAAATCAACAAGTCTTGGATTTGGTGCTTTTTGTGCAAGTCTATTTCCAATAAAATACTTCTGTACATAATCACATTGTGTTACACGATCCATCTCACGTAACGATGCTGTAGTTGTTCCACATAAGGTTGCAGCCGGGGTACCAAACTGTATAAGTCCAGTGTATCCTAGACTGTTTGTGATAGCAGGATCAAACGTTCTGCCGGTCTCAAGATTCATGCAGGCCAAGAGGTCAATGTAATTCAAGTTCAGTGCCGAAGCCACGCTCTGTACTTTAGTGATAAATGCAGTGTCAGTGGTCCATGGAGCTGTTTGTCCTTTGACTTTGCCTTTGTCTGACTTGTTGCCATTTGGCGGAGGTAGTACATAATCTGTTACAGGTGCGCCCATCTTGGGTGGACACACACTACTGCTTACTGCTTTGGTCAATGGTGCTGGGCCGCCATCAGTGGGGCGTGGCCAAGGTTCATGGCTGGGCAATATGGTCACTATGCTGTCTATGCTTTGCGGTACACTGTACCATAGTTTGGTCTTGTCGCTGTCAAATGTGGTGTCAGCGAGTTTATTCTTTTGCAATACCGGACAAGTTATACTATTGCCGCCCGATCCACCGTTGATATCTATAGTACTACCGCTCAATGTCATTGCTGCGCCACTGCTGACGTTTAGTTTACCGTCACTGCTGACTGTGATCTGTCCGGCACCAATATTGGTCTTGGCCCCGTACATCAATAGACTTTCTGTGCCGCCAATGTTGACTTGTGCGCTGGTCACATTAAAACTGCCACCGGCATTGATATTGAAATTGTTATCAGCATTTACATTGATGTCTTTATCTGAATGAATGTTTAGCACACCTTCACTGCGCACACTCATGTTACCTGCGGTGTAAATCTTTATACCGTAATCGTCAATCTCAACCCAGCTGGTGCCGTCTTTGTGTCCAACATAAATGACTTTTTGATCGTCATTCATTAACAATTGATGACCGCCTGCGGTGCGTAATCTTATCAATTGGTCTACGCCGTTAACATCACCGTCGTCCATGATAAACGAGTGTCCGCCTTTGCGATTGGGTACTGCATATTGATCTGCAGGTATTCCGCCAGTGGCAACTTTTTCAGCATATCCAGGATCGTCGGCGGGGTCTTTGGTCAGCGCACGACCCGGTGTTGAAATGCCAAATACATGACTAGGTGTTTCACGTTGAGCATTACTGCTGATTGCTCCGCGAGTTTTGTCACGATCTAGTCCCTGCTTGAATAGAATGTTGGCCTGGAATTCATGCACCGGTTTGGCATTGTTATAAAAAGTACCCGTGACATTGTCGGGCATGTTTTCATTGAATTCCGATACCGGCAGGTACTGTGGCGGTACATTGTTTTCGGGAAGTATGCTGGCTTTTATGGCGTCACTAACTGTGGTACGATCAATTTTGTTGCCAGCGGCCAAGGCCGGAGTCATGTATCGACTCAGTGTGTTGGGCACACAGGCAAACCAAAATCCACGTTCAGGATCACCATTGACAAACGTACACAAGACCCAATTGCCAATATCTGGAGGTACCATCCACATGCCGTAACTGTGATTTGTTCCTGTGAAATTATTGTTTACACTGGATTGCGGTTGATATGTACTGCCTGCATAAGGACTACTGCTGTTCACTGTGACCCAAAATTGCGGGTTATTTTCATCTCCTCCAAAATCGGGGATCCACACACGTAGTCGTCCATCACGTGCCGGGCTCAAGTTGTCTTTGACAATGCCCAACTGTGTAGCAGTATCAAATCTTACTCCGGGTATTGCTTCCCGATCGTAAAACTTACCTACTCGTGTGCCTGATACTTTATCCTGTGCCATTTATCAATGTTCCTTAAGCAAGATTAATAGTGGGTATATTTTGTCCCAATACGCCGCCCTCGCTGCGTCCTTGACTGTACTCAATGGATGCGGCCGCACCAGTGGCCCGAGCTAGGTTCAATGCCTTATTGGCATTGGCA